AATAAGACTTTCCCGAAATCGCCTAACAACAAAGGCTTTGTCGGTCTTATTACCGTTACTTTTATTTTCTTAGCCATTCTCTACCTCCGTTCTTAATTCTACATCTTTTATTAATTCTCTAGTTCTTTCGCTTGATTCTCGCCAGTTCATTTCTACGTCAAAACTAAATCTGTAAATGTACTGACTTCCTTCAAGGAAAGTTAAATCTTTTATTTCTATATTGTCATCGCTTAATCCGAATCCGTTCCTAATCAAGTCGTGTCTTTTCTTAAATACTATAACCTCAAGCAATTCACTAGCCATTTCTTCTGCTCTTGACTGTGTTGGAGCATAAAAATCAAATTGTAAATAAGCGATAACCAGTCTCAAAGCCTTTTCCTTAATCTGCGTATCTGTTGTCTCAACAGTTCTATATGCACTGTATGCAGACTTGTTAAGACTTATTGTATGCATCACAGCACATTCCTTTGGCTTTTTTGCCACATAATCATCACGAATAACTTGGAAATTTACGAAACTGGCTAACAATTTTCTCAATACTTCATTTTTCATTCTTGTACCCTTTCTATATAGTAAATTCTCAATTCATCGTGTTTCATATAATTTTTCGCTGTTGTTACAATGTAATTATCCCCTTCGAACTCAATTGTATTTTTCAAGTCGATGTCGATATAACAATATATTTTCTTGCTATCCAATGTAATTTGAATACCTTGGTCTGTAAGCATTTTCATGTCCTGTCTATTAAGATTGAACACAGCCCCCTCGAATTCTTTGCTTTCATCAACTTCAACAAGTTCCGAATTAATCCACTCGCTTGTTCTTTTTGATATTTTGCACTTGCTGAAAAAGCGTTTTGGAATAAATGTTTTGTGTGCCATTTTATACCCCCACAATTTCGTAATCTATTGAATGAAATAAAGAATGCGTATCAATAAGTGGTGTACTTTGTCCCTTAGCCTTTACGGTTTTGGGGTCGTTTGGTGCAAAATTACCACTCATTATTGTTTTCTTTATTTTCTGAACTACAAAAGTTCCTAAATTTTCATAAGCCTGTTGTCCTGTCATTCCGCCTTGAATAACTTGTTCAACTTGCTTTTTTATATATTCTTTTATTTCATTTTGTGCTTTATCAGTACCTACCGACAATCTAAAAAAAGGTCTAGCTGGCATTTTACTTGTTCCGTATTCGTTGAATATTGCATATTCTTGAACATCCGTATTACTTTTCAGGCTTCCACCACTCCAAAGCACTCCAACTTTGACAGCGTGAGAATTCAAATACTTCAGCTCCTTATCTAATTTTTCTAATGCTTCTAATTGATAAATTATTTCAGCCATATATTCGCCTCGCAATACTTTCGATTTTTTCTCTTTTGTTACTTATGAAATCCACAAATGAATAAGAAATATCGTCAATCTTATAAGTTTTATACTTGCCAGCCTCTTCATCCATACTGTTTACAAAATCATTCACAAGCATACATATTTCATATTTTAACCAATCAGGCAGTTCATCGTATCCAGCCTTATAAGTTATTTCAATTTCTTTTTCTTTTGTATTGCAAGGACAACTCTTAAACTTAATTATCTCAATATAATTTCCACAATATTTATACTCTTCGTTAATGCTAATCTCTTTAACTTCAACAACTGGTCGTTTATTTAAGTAAATCCGCTTATTATAATCATAATCTTCTGCAAGTGTTTCAACTTCCAATTTATATCCAGTTACATTTTCAATCTGACTAATTGCAACACCAAGCAAGGTTTCAACCTTAGCCAATTCTTCATCAGCTAAGGTCTTGCCTGTTATCCTTTTATAGTCTTCAACAGTAATAAGCATTCAAAACCACCTCTATTTTACTTTTAACGGTTTAAAAGCATTTGGTCTTAACACTTTTCCTCCGATTCTTATTCTTGTATAAATTTCTGTAATTCCTTCATTTACTTTTCTGTTTGTTTCTTGTTCAAAATCATTCTTTATGTAGTATCCGTAACCTTTTTTGAAGTCACAGAATATTGCAGGGAATTTTCCAGTTGCTATATCATCTAAAAACTCATCAACAACCACTTCATAACCATTGAATACCATTGTTGCACCGTTATGGATTGTACTCCACAATTGTCTATCCGTTGTATCTTTCCATAATTTCATTTCTTCATACATTTTTAGAGAGACATAGTATTTGGCATTTTTTCTATATTGTTTTTTCATTCCTGTTTCAAGTTTCACCATATCTTCCCAAGTTACTTTTCCAGCTGTAGCAGATGTTACTGCATTGGCTTTTACATCAGCATTTGTCATAAACCCTTCAATAAACTGGTCTGCTGTTTCATTATATGTTCCATTTATTGTTAAATCACTTAACGTTATTCCAAAATCTTCTGCAACCGCTTCTTTAATTTCGCCAACTAAATCAGCAAACGCATCTTCCCTAGCTTCATCTGTCAATGGATATGGAACTTGTCTTTTCCCAGCTTTTATATCAATATATGTGTAACTTATTTCTCCGCTTTGAGTATTCCCGACACCTTCTTTTACAGCTTGGTTTTTAGGAGTTATTTCATTTCTAATCGGTACTCTTCTATAAGATTCCTTACCTGTATAAATTCTTGCGTTAAACAAAAATGGAGAATTTTCTTTTATTTCTTTTAAAATTTCTCTTTCTAAAGCACTTGGAATTAATACGGCAACTTGTGTACTAGATATTGCTTTGGCAACCCTTAAATTTCCGGCTTCTCCAGTTCTTAGAAATTTTTGCAATGCTTCAGTTTCTTTTTTCTCTTCTGTTTCAGGATTAGGCACACCTTTTTTCATAAGTTCATCTAAAGATTTACCCATTTTTTCAAGTTCTTCATTTGCTTTTTTAACTTTGCCTTCCAATTCTTGATTTTTCTTCAATGCTGCTGCTAAATCTTCATTTGCTTTTTTAATATCCTCCGTGTTTTGTTTCATTCCTTTTTCCAAATCTTCGATATTTTTTGACATATTATCATCTCCTTTATTTTTATTTATATTATTATCGCCTTTTACTGTTTCAACTGTTGCATCTGGTACTGCTCCTTTTAATACAACACTACCTTCCACAACTTCAATTTCTTTAATTATTCTAGCGTCAATCTCTCCCTTGTCGGTCTGTACTTTCCCATATTCCCTTTGCTTTAGAAATCCGCCAACCGACATTTCATAATTTGCTCCGCTTTTCATCATTGAATAAACTTTTTGAGCGTCCTGATTTATTGCGTTACCATTATTATCAGTAGACAAATCAAGTTTTGCTGTAAATTTCAAATTTCCTTTTTCGTCTTGATACACTTTTAATGTTCCGATTTCCTTACTCCATTCGTGCATATGCAATAAAAAATAAGTTTTTTCTTTATTTACTTTATCCAATGCTTCTTTATCAAAATAATCTCCATAACTGTCAATAACGCTGTGAGTTATTAATTGCCCTTCAATTATTCCTTTTTCTTCCGTATCCTTTTTTAAAATCATTTCGACACTTTTATTAAATTTTTCCATTTTACACCTCCCTATATCAATTCACAATGGCAATTAATTATTTCGCTCGCTGGTGCTCCCAACTGATGCGGATGTTTAAGCCCACAACTGAAAGTTTCATTTGCCGGGATAGTTTCTTTATCACATTTCAAATGGCTTTCCCTGTCAGTTTTCCCACCACCAACGTGCCACCAAGTCTTTTCCAGTCCTGCCTGCTCCAATCCATTGTGATATGTTGTTGTTGCAGTAGTGGCTGTTTCAGTTCTTGCAATAATCATTGCTCTTTTCTTTTCCATACCTTTTACTTTTTGAGTTATCTCTTTTGCAATATCCCTTATGTTTGTTCCACTTTCCTGTCCACGAACTATGATTTTATTTAAAATATCTTTCGTGGTTTTAGTGATATTTGTTACCTTTTCAGCAATTACTTTTTTACTTAATGCTTTCAATGTTTTATTCTTAACCGCTGGGATCAACTTCTTATCAATTCCACGATGTGTAATCAAGAAATTAGATGTCTCGTTTACAGTTTCAAATATTCCTTTTTTTAGCTCTGTAAACAATTGGTTGCTAAATGTTTCCCAAGCAAATTCACTCAAAAACATTTGTTCATTCATGTCAATTTCTCCACGCAATTGCTTAAAAACAAGTCTTAGCCGTCCAAATAATTTAAGTATCAATCTGTTCCGCATTTTCAATTGCCTTTTTGCCAGTATCTTTTTTTGTGAGTTAGTCAACTTAACTTTCTTTGTTTTCTGTTTCTTCTTCGCCATCATCTTCCTCCTCAACTGGTTTTATATCTTCATATATTTCTTTTAATGGTGTCATTGATGTGCTGATTAAAATATCATCGCCATTTTCAATTGGAGGATATTCAAGTTCAGCTCTTTTTTCATTTATTGTCAAATAAGTGATATTGTTAAGCCTTTCCATTTTTGTATTTCTATCTTCTTTTAAAACTTCAATCTTTGAAGTATCAAAGTCAATACGTTCATTTACACCTAACTTATCTTTAAACATTCCGTTCAAATATTCGGCAATTTGTTCAGCCATTGGAATTATATTTTCTGTATACAAGTCTTTTTTTGCTTCCTTGTAATTACTGAATTTTGAATTTGTCCTATCCCCTATAAGAATACTAGGCACATTTAATACGCTTGCTGTAATGTTTCTGATTTCATCTAATGCATTCAGAAAATCAAATTCCTTTGGACTAAAATCCCCAGTTTTAACATCTATATCAGTTCCATCTATAATTAATGGCACACCTGTATTTTTTGCTCCCGATTTTGACTTTATATTGTCTTCAAGCTCTTTTCTTTTTCCTGGATTCAAAAAAGTTTTTACAAGTGCAATTATTTCTCTTTTCCCACCATTTTTTAATATTCCTATATTCCAAGCTGTGATATAACAGTAATAGGCGTGTAACATAGACAACGACTTTACTTTGCTTATCCCTGTTCCTGCTCCTGCGATATTATCGTAAATATTAATACTTTTTATATATGTAAACTGCTTTAACATTTCACCAGTATATTCATTCATACCAACTCTAATTCTTTTTATTCCGTTCAATACGTTTGCATCATCATATTCAACTGTGTATGTTCCACGTTTCAAAATAACGAGTTCTGATTTTGTATATAAATCATTTCTCATTATTAATAATTCTCCATATATTATGTAATATAGAGCGAAATAATTAATAAACTGATCCGTATTCAATATATTTGATGGACTTCTGATTGTCCTATTGACAAAACCATCCTTAACTTCTGTTATATTATCTTTGTGTCCTTTTTTATATGTACTCCACACTAAGTTATTGATTGCTTCATTTATTCTAACAATCGCACTTGATGTAAACGGATTGTCATATAATTCGTTCAAAAATTTCTCACTATCATTTTTATAAAAAGTATCAAATATTCTTCCAAACTCATTTATTGAGATTATTTGTTGCTTACTCTTTCTAAAAAAATTAAATCCAAACAACTTATTCCTCCTTTCTCTTATAATAATCTTTATTTAAAATATACGGCGTATATTCACTTATTCCGTATTTAATTGCATCGAATGTATGTGGGTCAATATTGAAAGGTTTTTGTGTTTTTGGATTTTTAGCAATCAATCCGTCTTTGTTATAAAACCATTTCATTTCTGTTAGTTCCCTGTATGTATTCGGGCATACATTCTTATCAATAAATATATTTCTGAATGATTGGATTTTCCTTACTCCAGCCTTGCTCATATCAGTCGTTTTTTTTACTGAATTAATCAAAAGTCCATTCATATTGTAGAAAGTGATTGCTTTCGGCTCTGAACTATCGGCATATATTACTTCACCTTCTGTTATCATTTTTTGTATAATTTCCATTTCTAACATTTCAGGATCTGTTAAATGATTATCGTAAAACTCTTCATAAATATACAAATCATTTAATTCTTCATCAATTACCATTCTGACTATTGCGTTATAGGAATGTTCGAAACCAAAGTCAAATCCAGCGAATCTATTCCATTTACCTTCAATTATTTTTTCTATCCTTGACTGCTCCATATGATGTAAATTTCTAAATAATGTATCTCCAGCACTTCCAAATCTCCCTAATGCCTTTATTGCTCTTAAATAGTCATCTGTTTCTGTTTCTAAGTCTGCTATGAAGTTGTCAGGCAAGAATTTGTTGTCTGTGTATACTGAATGATGTAAATATATGTTTTCAGAAAATACATTTCCTTTTTTCAGATTTACTTCATTCTTTATTTTCATAATCCGTTCAGAATATAGATTATTTTCGTCTTTACCAACCGTTTTTAAAACTTCTGTCAAATATTTATATGTCCATACTCCAAATTCATTCGGATTAGTTGTTAATATCAATATATTTCTATTCTTGATACTTCTCAATCTTGATTTCAACTCTTTGAATGATTTATAATCAATCTCATCTGCTTCTTCTATCCATATCGTATCTATATCTTTTATTGATTTTATTTTCTTAACATTGTCCAATCCTCTAAAAATAAATTCAGTTCCCGTTACTGTGCAAATAATTTTCATCGGCGTTGACGTGAAATAAAAATATTTTTCCAATCCAAAACTATATATGATGTCTTGAATATCGGCATAACAACTTTCTTTTAAGTTCTCTCTTATCTGCCTCACAACTAAAATTTTTCTTTTTTCCTGTAACGATAAGAGTACCAATTTAACTGCTGCATTAAACGATTTGCTACTTCCATAACCGCCCAACAAAAAATAAATGTGTTGACTGTTATCTAACAAAAACTCTTGAAAATGTTTATTCACTTCTCTTGTTATTTCCATTAGATCCCCACCAACTTAATTTCTATTTTGTTATCTTCGTTTACATCAGTATTTAATTTAGATTTTTCGATTTCTAGTTTTTCTTTTTGGATATTTTCATTTTCCAATTCCATTTCCAGTTCTGCCTGCCGATAACTACCAATAATTTGTCCGCCTTTATAAATCTCTTTTTCAAATTCTTTTAAGACTTTTAAGCGTGTATTTATACGTTTCAAAGTCTCATCATCATCCAGTCCAATTTCCAAAAATTTTTCTTTTAACTTTCTTTTCTCGTTTTCCAATTCCAACAATTGATCTTTTAAATCATTGTAATTCTCATCTGCAATTTTAGTTAAAATTGATTGGCTTTTTTCAATTTGGATTTCTCTGACACTTTTTACTTTGTTGTAATAAGTTCGCTCAGTTACTGAAAATTTTTGCAAAATTTTTTCTTTTGGGACATTATTGAGAATGTCTGATTTTATCTGTGTTTCCTTATCATTTGCACCATTTCTATTTTTGGTGCGTTTTTTAGAATTTGGTGCATTTCCTTTTGATGCAACTTTTTTTTGCCATTTTTCTCTTTTTTTCCAACTGTTAATAGTATTTGAACTAATTTTATATTTTTTAGAAAGTTCAGTAACTCCTGCACCATTTTCAAATTCATTCCTGATTAATAATTTTATGTTTTCATCTTTCATTTTTCCTTTACCTTTTTAGTTTTTTAGACAAAAAAAGAGCCGACTTATAAATAGACTAT